AACTCCTTTACTAGAAGCGCCTAAGAAAAAATATGATGATGTAATAGATGTTACGCCTGTACAATCTAAAACTCCTATACTAGAAGCACCCAAATCTATAGCTCCATTAATGCTTGAGGGACCCAAGCAAAAAACTAATCCAACGCCTTCTATATTAGACACATCTAAGAAAATAGAGCAACCTTCGTCTTCTGGAACAATTTCAACAAAGCTTGTTGAAGATATAGCTAGTATTAAAAAGGCTATGTTAAATGATGGTATATTAGTTAAAGTTATAAATCCCGAAGAATTGAAATCTCAGAGCGGTGGGGAAGGGGGTGGAGGAGTAGGAGCACTTGATGTTGCTAAATCTGGATTAGATGCTATTGGAGATATAGCAGGTAATGGCAAAGCCCCAGATAAAGCAGGGGGAAAAGTAAGTAAATTTTTGGGTATGGCTGGCAAAGCTGCAAAAGTATTAGGACCAGCGGCAGCAATAGCTGGAGCTGCTTACAGTGGTTTCGAGGGATTTCAAAACACAGAACAGAATTTTGATCTCAAAGAAGGTGAAAAAGCTACAACAGGACAAAAAATATCATCAACCTTAGGTGGTATAGCTTCCGGCGCAACTTTCGGATTATTAAGCGAAAAAACTGCTGCTCAAGGTATTCAAAAAGCAGGAAATGCTATTGGCTCATTTTTTGGAATAGGTAAAAAAGATGAGACACCTACTCCTGGTAAAATTGAAGAAAAGGGAATAAGAATAGCAGGCGAAGCATATATAGAAGGACAACCATTATCTGAAAAACAAATGGCAGTAATTGGTATGGCTAAAGATATGGGTAAACAATATCCGCCCGCAATCGAAGCACAATATAGTAAACAAAAGCAAGAGCTTGTTAATAAAATAACACCTGCAGAGAAAAAAGATATAGCAACACCCATGTCTGAAATGAGTAGAGATAATGAAGATTTAAAACGTCAATCATCTGCTCCCACACTAGCGCCACCAATAGTTTCTAATACAGTACAAACTAATAATACTCAAACACTGTCTCCTATTAAAGCTCAACCAAGAGGAACGATGAGTTCAGCATTAGAAAGATATGTGGATAGGGTATCAGCGTTTGCATAAAAAAAGGGAGCTAGGCTCCCTTTTTTGTTGACTACTAAATTACTTCTTAGCAGGATCGGCTTTAGGAGCGTCCTTCTTTGGCTCCTCTTTCTTTTCTTCTACTGGCTTACCGTCTTTACCAACAGGCTTTACCTTTGGCTTAACAGGTTCTTCTTTCTTTGCTTCTGCTTTAGGAGCGTCCTTCTTTGGCTCCTCTTTCTTAGCATCAGCTGCAAAAACTCCAGTAATAAGACCAAGTGCTGCGAAAAGTGCAATTAAAGTTTTCATAAAAGTTTCCTTTTAAAGTTTAAAATAATAGGTCGTCATCCTTAGCGATTCATGATCTGAATTAGTCAGACGGATACTCGCATACAGCTTGGACTAGCTATCAGTCATCGTTTGCCAATTTGGCAAAATAAGATAACGATTCTTCGTCGTCATCAAAATCTACTTCTTTAGGTGGCGCCTTTGCTGCAGGTTTAGATACAACCTGCGCTTTTGGAGCAGGTGCCATCGGTTCATCTAGTTCTACTTCTTCGGCTCTACGAGCAGCTGGTGCTGTAGTACCCGACAATACTGTTTCTAATTTTTGCTTCAAGAAATCATAAGTCTTGAAGTGCTTGGGATCAAGGAATTCTGTAAGTGAATATTGCTTACTCCAGATTGCCTCGATACGATCATCGTTATCTGCTACTGGGCTAGGAGAATCAAACTCAGATTTATCATAATTACGATAACCCTCAACATTACGAATCTTAAGTTTGAAGTTTGCTCCTTCCCAGAAGTCAAATGGGTTAATTGGTTTCTCATCTTCGAATTGTGGTTGAGAAACATCTTTAATCTTGTCAAAAATTTTCTTACCAAATCTGAATAAGAAAACTTTTCCTTCATTCTCAGGATTAGCGGCATCCTTAATAACAAGAATATTTGTAATGTAATTTAATTTACGCTTTTGCTTACGAGCTGTTTCTTTATCTGCTTCACTACCACTATTCCATAGTTTAGTATTAAGCTCAGAAACAGGGTCAGTCTGACCAATAGTGGTCAATGAATTTTCAATGTACCATTTACCTGATGGACCTTGGAAACCATGAGACCAAATACGAACCCAGGGAAGTTCTTCACCTTTAGGAGGTGCAAGAAAACGAATAACTGCATATCCGTTACCTGCCTTGTCTACCGCAGGAACCCAAAAGCGATCATCGCCTTTTGCTTCAGATTGGGGATTAGAAATCTTCTCAACCTCTTTCATTAGTGTATCAAAACCACCACGAGATTTGCGAAGATCGGATAGAGATGTAAATGCCATTTGTATTACTCCGTATTTGCGTTGTATAAAATTTTAGCGTCGTTTGATTTTTGTATAAGTATCATACTCAAGAAACTCATCAAATTCTGCATCATCTTTTCTCGATGATACTACATTATATATTAATTTTCGATGCTTGTCTAGTTTATTTTTGGAAGATTTGATCTTATGTAATCTTTTTTCGCGATCATAATCGTCAAACCGTTTTGTGTCACCCATATGATTTTAAACTTCCTCGTCTCTATTATTAACCACAATGTATGGCCATGCTGAAATTCTTTTGGTTAATTCCTGCTGATTTCTAGCTAGCTTTATTAAATACCTTTGTGTTTCTTTTATTGATTCAATTTGAGTATTGAGACTATCTACCATAGCATTAATTTGCTCGTTTATTCGAATTAATTCTGTTTCAATGTTGGTTAGTCTCTGCGCCGTCATATCCAAATCGTCTTCTAATAATTTCATTAAATTTATCCTTATCTATTACAAGGAACGGTCTATACTTTTTAATTAGTCTTGATATATCGGGCCAAACAATAGTGTCACTAATTTCTGTATCGAATTTGTTAACCAACCCATATAATTTGTCCAGTATTACTAGTGTTTCTATTGTTATGCTTTTTCTCAAATATGCCTTAATTATATATGGATGTTCGCCTTTTGCACAATTGAAAAGATCACCAAACTGCTTTTTGCTCTCTTCCAATTCCTCTAAAAGTTTATCTAAATCTTGCGTGAAATTATATGACAAACTTTCTACTCTTTTCTTCCAAAGAATATAGGTCTCTTTTGCTTCTGTATCAAATACTCCGCCCCACCGATCTCCAGAAACGAAATTAGCAATAAGAAAATTAGCTACTTCTTCGTCTGTATAAGTTTTTGCTACTTTATTTATTGCATACAAATCTTTTCTTTTAGCAAAAGCTTGTCTGGTTGCTCTAACTTTCCCCTTCTGTTCAATAACATCATATTTGTCTGTTGTAAAATGTAACTTTAATGCCAAGTAATACTTATAAACTTCAAATGCATCCATTACGATCATATAGGTAATTTACCCCTTCGTTTTAGTAAATTTGCTTCTTCCGCCTCAATCTGAATTTTATCCTTTAAAGATTGATTCACCAATGAGGCAACTGAAGAAACATCAATGTCAATATTATTACAATAATCTATGATAGCATCCATATAACCGATTTTTTCTTTGGCTACTTTTTCTTCTATGTGCAGAGAAAATTCATTTGCCGATCTAAATCTTTTAGTTATTATAATGCCATCGGTTAACTTATTAAATTCTTCAATCATTTAAATAGCACCAAAGCTAGCATAATTGCGTGTGCTAAAAATCCACAACCAATAGTAATCACGTTAAGCATATCCTTTAAAATTGCTGCACGAATAAACAATAAAGATAATCCTACCCAAATAAACAATACCAGATCAATAGGAGGAGTTTTGTCAGACAATCCCGCCATCAAAGCAATCATTGTGGGAACAATAGATGCATGAATTAAAATTATTGCAACCCAAGTAATAGTTTCTGCAGTAGCAGCTGTTACATGAGTTCTAAAATATTCTACAATCTTTTGCACATTAAATAAATTTATATCTTTAATTTTTTGTACTAAATTGTTCATTTGAAACCTTATGTTCTGGTTGAATAATCTCTTTGTATTTTAAGAGATTTGAAAAAAGGATTTAATCTTACATATGTAGAATTTGTCCTTTGAAGATATAATATCTTATCACAAATAGCTCTATCCGCAGGCATAACACCAAATTGATTACAAAATTCTATTAGTTTTTTAGCTCCCTTTGGTTTAAGAATGTATCCATATGCTCCTCTAAAACTAAAAGTACCTATAGTTTCGGTTAACTTGTCTTTGGGATAAAAACTATTAATAGGATACTCAGATACTCCATTTTTTTCTATTTTTACATTCTGATTATACTTTAAAAAATGTTCTTCACTATCTGAAGGCAAGTTAGAATTAAATGGTATAAAGGCATCTAAATGACATACTTCTTTTATATCCATATCAATTATTTTAGGATCTTTCAACACTAAGGCATCGTGTTCGAGAATTAAATATGATTCTAAATCTTCACTACATTTTTTCCATAAACTCCAATGACTTAAAAAACAACCAATAGTTCCTAGTGTAATATGTTTTTGATTATTATTAACTTTTAAGTAAAATCTAGATAAATCTTTTATATCTGTAATTCGTATGCCATCAAAAAATTTAGCATTGATATTTAAATTATTGCATGAAACCATAGTTTCTTCAGCTAAATTACAAGAAAAATTATTTTCTTTCAATCTTATAATATAAGTTTTCATTAAGCAGCCCAAGATACAAAAGAATATCTAACCCCTTGCCTAACCGGTTCTACTCTATGCGGAAAAAGAAAACTTGAGGGAAATACCATGATATCACCTGCCCTAAGTTCAATTTTTGTATTTTCAAAAAACACTAATTCACCACCTTCGTAATTATTATTTAAAGCGCCCAGAACACTTAATACAGGCACACCCTTTACCTTTCCGTCGAACATAGAATAAATATGATCACAATGTAAGTCCATACTAGTATTTTCTAAATATCTATTTATTCTAACAGTAGTAATAGTTTTTACTGCTCTAAAATAAGGCAACCTTAAAAACTTTAAGTAATCATCTATTGCTGTTAAAATAAAACTACGTAATCCAGATTTATCTTCTATATCAGCATTTTTAGAAATTTCCAAATCGTAGGAATTAGTTTTCATTTTCCCAGAAAAATTATTATAATATGCATGTTTATTATACTCAATATTTTCTACATAATCACTTAAAAAAAGTAAATGATTTTTTGGAATTATATCCTTGAAAATTACTATATAATCATCTAAACTTTTACGCATTTAATAAAACTTTCTCATCATCAAAATAAATGTAATCTAATTTACTATTATTTAGTAATTGAATTGCATCTTGTTTAGTTTGAATTAAAGGTCTGCCTGCTAAATTTAAACTTGTGTTTAATAGAACCGGGCATCCCGTTACATTATAAAATGCCAGTAATAAATTATATAAAAATCCATCTTCCTTATCAATAGTTTGTATTCTACAAGACCCATCAACATGAATGACAGCAGGAAATAGATTTTTTCCTTCTTCGTTTGATGTGAAATTAATTGTCATATGTGGGGAATCGTTTAGCCCCTCAGTAAAAAAGTATTTTTTAAATTCTGATCTAAGTATCACACCGGCAAAAGGTCTGTACCATTCTCGTTTTTTTATATTATTTACAATATTTCTGGCTTCATATTCTCTAGGATCAAATAGAATTGATCTATGCCCTAGTGCTCTTGGACCAGCTTCGGGTGCACCGTTAAAAATACCTAGGCTTTTTTGATTCACTAATAAATCAACTAAATCTTTAATTTTTACTTTTTTACCAATATTGTTTCTTAACTTCTCTTTCTCATTATAAAAATGAAAAAAGGTATCTTTAACTGGAACAGGCAAAGTTGAGGTTACCTCAAAATACTTTTTATAGCAAGCACCAATAGTAATACCAGTGTCATCTGCTACTGGCTCGAAATAAAAATTAATTTTGGGTAAATTTTTTATATAGAAATTATTAGCAACAACATTTAATCCATACCCACCAACAATACAAACGTTATAAACTTGATATAGGTTAGTATATTTTTCTATTAGATTAAGAACTTGTTGTTGAGTCTGAGTTTGTACTTCTAGAGCTCTATCTGCATAAAACTGAAAATTATCTTTAGTTATTTCTTTTGTAATTTTTTTCCAATAATTTTTGAATACCACTGATTCTAAATTATCTTTGTTATGAATGAAAAAACTATTTTGGATATTACCATCTAAATCGAAATAAGAATGGTCAATTTTTTTTCCATAGGAGGATAATCCCATAGTTTTTCCATTTTCAAGTGGATGTTGTCCTATTAATGTTGTAGCAGCTTCATATACTTTAACTATACTAAACGAAGAGTTTGCCTTAATATCACAATCTTGAAAATTACTAGTTAAAAAATGTTTAATCTCATAAGGATCTACTTTAGAAGAACACCAATAGTTCTTATAAACAGGTTTACATTTATTTTTTTGGTCAAATAAAAATATACTCTCAGCTTCTCTTGCTAAAAAACTATTTTTGGATGTATACAAACATGCCCCGTTTCTATCCACCACAAAAACTAAAGATTTATCAAATTTACTATTTACGTAAGCTAACCAAGCGTGCAAATCATGATGAGAATTTTCACAAAATGTCTCGTAAGTTTTTACTCGCCTATACTTTTTAATAATAGTTTCAAAAATAGTGCGGCTAGATTCATTTATATCATCTAAAGACGGTGTAAGAAATAAACTATAATCTATATCTTGATTTGGATAGTTTTCAAAATACGCTATTAAACTTTTTATAGGATTTGAATCTCTTTTAATTTTAGAAAATCTTTCTTCTTTTCCAAAAAATTCAATTTCACCATTATTAAGTACACAAACAGAACTATCATGGGTAATATTATAAGATAAAATTCTCATATCATTTGTAAAAAATATGGTTACCTATGGTAGCAATTTTTTGTTTGTTCCATTTAGGGTTGACATAGTTTGCATGATAATACATTGCCTCTTCAAGCACATCTAATCTAAAACCTTCAAGCAAAACCTTTTTAGCTACACCATAACATTCATTTAATGCTTCTTGGTGTAATGGTCTTTTTCTTGTTACTGCTTCACAATACCAACTGAATTGACATACTACTTTTTCCATAAAAACATTTTTTTGATATACTACTTTACAAACGTCACTTGGAAATAATCCCGATGCTGCTCTATTTAATGTAACTTGTGCAACTGCTACTTTACCCTCAAACGATTCTTTAGCTGCCTCATAGTAAATATTATATGCCAAGCATTCTAGTTGTTTTTCTCTTTCTGCCATTGTAGTATATTTAGTTTGTACTTTAGCATTATTTTTTAATGATTCAAGTTTATATTCTACAAACTTATAGAAAAAATTACCTAATATAACAGCAGCAAAGCATACTAAGAAAATCTTTAGTAACTTGTCCATTAAAATTCCTAAGGGGGCAGAGCCCCCATAAATTATTTCTTAGAAGATTTTTCTAAGGTGAGAGGAAGTTGTGATACAAAACCATTAAGAATCTGAGCTTTATTAATGATTTCAGCTTCTGTTGGATAATGAGGATATCCAGGATGATCTGGTGGTTGTGTTCCAGCGTGACGGGCATTTTCTACTTTAGTAGTCCAGTCATTGGAAATAGATTCACGTTTACCATAATAATCTTGCTCAAGCATGGTCTGAGCCATTTTAAGAAGCTCTAACCTAATTTCAAACGGTGACATATTACTCATTTACTACTCCTTGTGTTTGTGTGTGAAAAATGGTGGATTTAAAGGTTCCACCGAACCTTAATTTTAATAGGCTACACGTAGCCCAACACCAACTGCTTTTTCTTGAATGTCCTGTAAAGAACGACTCATGCTGGCGCTAACACTAACTGCTTTGTTGAGAGGCATACTGGCGCCTAACCAAGTAACAGTCTGCTTTGGATTATCAGTGTCCCAATTTACTCGAGTCTTAACACCAGTAAAAGCGAATAGAGGACCAATAGGAACTCCTGCTTTGAGACCGACTAAGCCATAAGTAAAATCACCGTTGACTTTACCATTAAAACCATTGTCATAACCTACACCGCCGAATGCATTAAGACCGGCAATGTTTTTACCTGCAGTAACTTCGACACTATTAAGCATTCCGCCTTTATCAAAAACTGCTGTTCGAACCTGAAGATCCAAATTAAGTCCAGCCATATCTTTACCGGCACGGAAATACTGTGCAGTACTTTCTGCTTTGTTGCGAGTATCCTTAACTTGATCTACATCGAAACTTACATAATTAGCAGCTTGAGAAGTTGCCGCAGCTGTTGCTAAAGCTAATGCTAAAATTGTCTTTTTCATTGAATCTCCTTGTGTGTGAGGCAGTTCGTTTGGTAACAAGGTGAACTGCCAAAACCCCGTCAGGTTTAAGCGACTAGCTTAAGATCCTGATAGAAATAGTCGTTGTTTGCGTCTATTTAGTTTGCTAGGATTACGTCCTTCGCCTTACGAGTTGTCCACTTACTTACTATTTGCCCCGTCGAAACCAGAATCAGGCCCCTCAGAAAATAACTTTAAGATTCTTTCAGTTTGTTGCTCAATTTCGCAAGACTGTTTTATAATCAACTCTCGTTGTTTATCAATATCAACCTTGTTTAATTGTTCATCTATAAATTTTTTAACTGACTCCATAACTGACTCCATAACTGACTCCTCGAATTATTTTTTGGTGGACCTGGGCGGAATCGAACCGCCGTCCGCAGCACGTTTCTGCTTGCTTCATACAACTATATGAATATATATTAGTTATTCAAGACTCTAGATACTGCAGTAATTACAGCAGCGATACGGCCAATGTCTCGTAACTGTTCTGTAGTATAGCCTTCTTTTTTCAAAGTCTCGTAATGAGCTTTGACGCAAAAATGACACTTACCCACAATACTAGCGGCTAGACTGTATGCTTCAAACCTCGCCTTAGTAGTACCGCCATGACTAGCAATAGCATTCATTCTTAACTGCGCTGGAAGACCTTTTAAGTTATCATCTTCCGCCATTTCGACATAGGGGTACCAAGTATTTGTCATTGACATTATACTTCCTGCCGTAAGTGCAGCATCTGCTTCATTACGTTCTAAAATCACACTATGTAACCAAGTCCAAAATTTAACGTTACCGGTGGCAAATGCTGCTGCAACAGCAATGGCTTCAGCCTCATTGGCTGGAATGCTGCTACGCTTAATTACTGCATCCAGATTAAGTCTTGTATCCTTGGCATAATCTGGAATAGTTTCTTTTAAATTATCAACCCAACTCATTCATCATCCTTATTTTTACATCTATCAAAATGATATCTAACTAAATTGTGTTTTGCCCCGGATATATTGCAATGAGGGCAAATTACTTTTTCTAAAATTCTTCCTTGTTTCCAACCCAAATTCAAATAACTATTTAAATCCTCTTTATTAACCTTTTTATGATACACGCCATCATTGATCCATTTAGTATTGGCAACTAATATAGAAAGTTTTTGCTTAGTAATATCACTATGTAATCTACCTATTGCCTTACTTCGTATTTTATTTCTACGAATTTCTTCTTGTTCTTTGGGTCTACTTAATTGGCCCAAAGACATTAATAATTTAGTTTCTTCAGATTTTTTTCTATTTTTCAAAGTTAATGATCTTTTAATGTTACTCTCTTTAGTTTGTTTTTTATTTTTTTGCGATAAAAGAGCTTTTTCGCTCGCTGGTCCATAATTGCTAAACTTTTTACCACCCATATTCTTATTAAGCCAATCTGATTTTTTTAAAGCATTAACTTTTTTCAAAAATCTATATTCATAATCTAAAGCTTCTTGCGGTGTTTTAAATTTTTTTCTTACAGAGGCAAAAAAAGAATCAGTCCCATATTCTTGGATTAATTTATGAATTTTAACTGAAGAAGTAAAGTATCCATCTTTTTTCCAAAATAAACTTGGATTACTATTTTTAGCATATTTGGAACCATAATACTTCAATCCAGTTGGTTTGTGATAAACATAATAAGTATACGGTGTTTGGGCAGACATATATTTTTCCTGTTTAAATTATTTATTTATGTCTGCCCAACGGGTTATAGTGTTTCCTCACCTATCTCCCTAGAACAGGCGCACAATTCTCCAGTTTGACATGCATCAAGAATACGAAGTGTCTCCTCTGGGCTTCTACCAACATTTAAGTTATTAACCGTTATGTGTTGTATAACATTATTTGGATCAACAATGAAGGTAGCTCTTAAAGGTACACCATTTACTTTATCCAAAATACCTAACGTAGCAGCCAAACCATTCTCGACATAGCGATCGTTATTATAATCTTGCGATTGTTTAATTAAATCTGCAAACATCCATGAATTAGTTTTCTTTAAATCTTCGTGATGATTTTTCCAGGCTAATAAACAATATTCATTATCTGTACAACCCATTAATAAGATTGTATCGCGATCTTTAAAATCACCATTTAATTTATCATATCCTACGATTTCTGTAGGGCATACGAACGTAAATGATTTTGGATAGAACATAATCACTTTCCACTTACCAGGGAAAGATTGTTCCGTTAGGTCCTCAAAGGCACCTTCGGGTGTAAGAGCACCGGGCTTTACACCAACGATATTAAACGGTTCTAGATTATCACCAACAGTCAGCATTTGTTTTTTCCTTTTTAGCTTAAATGTTTTTAGGGGAGGGTATCTTCGCATAGACATATTATATAAGAATAAGACTATAAAGTCTAGTCTTTAGTTGATCTTTCGTAATCGTCGCGCATCTTTAGTAATTTGCCAGCAAAATCGTCTCTTTTCTTATGAAAAATCTGAGGATAATCATTTTCTACAGCGATTAAAATAGTAATTCTTGGAACAGGAATCTTGTATCTTTCTTCAAACATAATGGCATATGCTGTTGCTTGTACAAAATATCCTTCTATCCAATCTTCTCTTTTAGGTTTAGATGAAGTTTTAAAATCTATCACGTTCATTTTACCCTTGTATTCAGCAATACAATCTACTGTACCAGCTAATCTTAAATGGTCGGAATACAAATATTTTTCTTGTAAATGAATATTATCTATATGGTTTAAATAAGGCAGAACAGATTTAAACATCTCCAGATGGACAGGATTTTCAATTTCCATATCTTGATTTGCTAGATATTTTTCTACTATGGAATGTATTTTAGTACCTCTTGTAGATGCTGCCCTGGATATTTTATTTGCTTCCTCGTGCCCTATTTTATTTCTCCATTCATTTATAGCTTGCCTGCTAAAATAAGAAAGCATAGTTGTCACAGAAGGGTATTTGTTGCCCTCGGGTGTTAGATAAAATCTTTTACCCGATTCTTCTGTGACTTGTTTTAAATCTAGATTAGGCACCGTAACATGATTAAATAGCATATTATTCTTGTAATACTTCTAAAGCGTGATTATAATGTTTAATACGATCTTCTAATCCTATAAATCCACCATTAATTTTCTTAGTTAAAGTTTTAATATCTTGAGCATCTGCCTGCTCATTTAATTTATTTGCATACCAAAACCAACAGGCAGAATGCAAGGCATAATAGGGTTGAACTAAAACATCTGGCATTCTTATTAAAGTATCATCCTCAAATAAGAACTGAGAACATCTGGAATAATTAGATTTACCGGTAAGTTGAATTAATCCTCTGCCTCTAAATTTATACCCTTCACCGCTTGACTCATCTCCATTGCCCATTCTATTAGAATAGACTCTATTAGCTATCTTTTCAGGTTGACGATGATATGCTTGTGCCATTTCCGCAGTAGGAAAATATTTTGGAAATATTTTTCTTAATCCATCAGCAGAATAATTTAAATTTTCTGATAGTGCAGTAAATCCTGCAGACTCATGTGCACACTGAGCAATAAATGCAGCAACTCTAGCAACATCACTAATATGATATTGAGGAAGAGCATCGCACACAGCTTCGTACCATTCGCTTATATTTTTTACTCGAGGAATTAATTTTTGTAGTTTATGCTCAGTAAAATCGAAGTCAAATGACATTATGCTTCTCCTTAAAATCTTTTATAGCTGCCTTAATTGCATCTTCTGCTAAAATTGAGCAATGGATCTTTACTGGAGGTAACGCGAGTTCTTCTGCAATTTGTACATTTTTAATTTCACCTGCTTGATCAAGTGTTTTTCCTTTGACCCATTCTGTTACTAACGAGCTACTTGCAATAGCTGAACCACATCCATACGTCTTAAACTTAGCGTCAGTAATTATACCTTCTTCGTTAACCTGTATTTGTAGTTTCATCACATCACCACATGCCGGGGCACCCACCATACCTGTCCCAATACGCTTTAATTCTTTAGCGAAAGATCCCACATTGCGAGGATTTTCATAATGATCTAATACTTGTGTTGAATATGCCATTTAAACTGAAAAAGATGATCCGCAACCACACGTATTAGTTGCGTTAGGATTTTTTATTACAAACTGTGCAGAAGTTAAATCTTTTTTGTAATCTATTTCTGCTCCCTCAAGATATGACATCGACATAGCATCTATTAATATTTTAACACCTTCTTTCTCAAAGATAAAGTCATCTTCGGCTTGATTCTCATCAAAAGTAAATCCGTAAGAAAAACCTGAACAACCTCCACCTTGTACAAAAATTCTTAAAGGTGACGAATCGTTTTCTTCAATTTGTACCATCTTAATTTGGTCATACGCTTTGTCTGTAACTTGTAACATTCTTCCTCCGGATAGAAATATTTATTACTTTAGACCCATTTGTTTTCTTATTTTAGTAGCTGATATAGAATGTATTTTTTCATCAAATACTTCTTGTTCTATTGTATATCCCACATCTCTTCCATAAGTAATATTAACTATATTGGGAACTATAACTATCTCATACTGCCCTTGATAAAGCGGATCTAAATCTCTTTTAATAAAATCTTTCACTTTTTTCAATTCAAATGGGTTAGAATTATTCCATCCTTGGCAATCTCGTATCATTATACAAACCTGTCCAGTTTTTGCCAATGCTCTTTCAAACAAAGCTCTATGTCCCGCATGCCAGGGTTGCCAGCGCCCCAGCATCTGTACTGTTTCTTTTTTCCAATCAAACACAGGACGTCTTTGATTATCAAGAATCATTTTACCTACAATAGGAGCCCAATGCTCGGCATTTTGCTCTGTAATTCTAAAATCATACATATCTGGTGCTACGAATAATTTATTAGTATCGTCAAATCTACCTGAGTCTATGGTATCCATCCAGATAGTCCAATCTGCTTTAAAATTATTTCGCATTTCTGGCATAGGAGCTACAAAATCGCATATTACATATTCACAATTAGAAGTTAGAGCAAATTCAAACATTCTAATACTTTGTCGTATTCTTCCTTCCTTAGAAAAATCCCAATCATTAAATTTTCTTCTTACATCATCACCATTAAACCAATCTACTCTTGCATTCATCTTTGGATAAGGAACATCTCCAATTGAGGATAAATCTCTGTACCCATAAGTTTCTAAAAATTTTTTTAAAAGATTAGCAAAATATGTTTTTCCGGAACCAGGTAGCCCCATAATTAAAATTTTTTCCATAATACCTCGTATTTGATGTTAAAATTTCTTAGTATTCAAAATTTTTCAATTAAATTCAATGTAAATTTTTATATCCTATAAATGATTCTTGAACTTCGCTATTAACATCCTCACCTATTTCATTATTAAAATCAACGTTTTTATCATAATCTATAATATCATTTTTTCTCCAAAATTCTAAATTTTTAAGTTTTTCTAAAACATTTTCAGGTAAAATATCTTCAGGAGTAGTTGATACTTTTTCTAATTTTTTTCTAACTTCATGCATATCTTCAAGACCATATACTTGAAGATCATTTTCTCTATATAAATTCACTAAGTTATTGAAATCATGCTCATAATAATCCATTTCTAAATAATCGTATATTTTTCTCATAGTAGTTTCAGGATCAATTATCAAATCATTATATTCTATAATATGAACACAATCATCATTTCCTTCTAAAAAACATTTCTTTAACCCATTATATGATTGCCCTATAATACCCATGTCACCACATAGAAATTCACATCGAACATCATCGGAAAGAGGCAAATTAGATTTAACTAAAGATTCATCCGGAAAAGGTAATTTACCCGATCCTTTATATAAATTTCGTTTATGCATAGATATAAAAGAAGCCAGTATCTCTTTTATATCCCTAACTGGATATAAAATTTTAGGTTTTTGTATGTTAAAATATCCGCGTATATAATTTATTTTATCTATCCAACTTCTATTTTTATCTATGATTACTGGCGCGGAAATATCAGAATAAAAATTATCAAGAACACTAGAAATAATTTTGCTTGCTTGTTCTGGTTTAGGATACGCTAAAAAAAGTTCATCATTACTTAGTGAGATTTCTATAGCTAACATTGTAGGTACGACAGGTGAACTGGGACCAGAATGAATATTTGGGTTTTGATTTAAAATAGCTGAAAGTAAAGTACTACCTGATCTAGGTAACCCTGCCATAAAATGATATATTTTAGTATTTTTATTCATTTCTTCACGAATAATTTCTTTAATCATATTTTTCATATCCATAATAGTTATACCCTATTGATTATCAACAGAAACAATAATCTTATTTATATCAAATATTTTAGTGGTATCTGTAAAAGGATATTCTACTTCATTTCCATTAAAATCAAAATCAAATAAGTAACTTCCAGGAAGTTTAAAATCATAAGGAACATCAGTACAAATATTATCATGTATATCGTAACCAAAAACTGAAGGGCTTGTACCATTCCATAATACTGTAGATTTTCTCTTCATTGCTGCTGCAGCATGCTGTAGACAAGAATCAATTAAAATTCTTTTTTTACTATGAAGTATGATACTAAAAAGTTCCATCAAATTCAATGCTTGTGTTGGAGCAGCAAAAATATGTTCAGCTCCATTTAATTTTTCTGAATTAATTTTTGTAACCTGATATATGTGATAATCATTTTTATAATAATCTACTAATTCCTGTGCTAAATCTGTGGGCATGTCCCTTGTCCAAGCATAAGGTTTAGCATCAGCAGTCATCATGCCCCCATTAGTATGAATTAACATAATAGGTTTTTTTCTTGACCAAAATTTCTTTGAAATATCCCATTGTAGTTTATTAAATTTAATTTCAGGAGTTTCATTATTATATTTTAATTGGTGCATTTCGCACCAATTTTCAATTAATTTTTTTCTTTTGTGTATATGATTAGTTGTATAATATGGCTCATGATGAAAAATAATTGAATCCTTATCTTGAATATATTCTTGATAAAAGTAACTTGTGTTCCCCAAAAGAAATACACGATCTACAAAAGATAAGTTAATAAAAATATCCGGATAGGCACATACGATAATTAATTTTCTATCTGGATAATTATTTTTTATGGTTTTAGCTACTGCTGTTGCAGCTATATGTTTACCTATACCACCTTGAAGATGAAAAATACTATATTTCATAATAAACCTTTAAAATTTTTCCAATACTGTTAAACCATTATTATTAGTTTTATGTAGTTTAACTCTCCACTGCGGATTATCTATTATAAATTCTAAAATTGCTGGTATTAAACCTATACCTTTGCCCGTTTCGTCTCGTAGTCCATATGTAAATGTATCATGAAAAACAATAAATTTTTGTGCTTTATTTCCATGCAATTTTAATTCTTGTTTTAATTGATTATATGTATGGTAGGTATCAATGAATAAAAGATCCACCTCATCTATGGAAATTTTTAGTACATCATTTTGTAAATATTTTACATCTTTTCCAAGAGTTTTAGCAACATCAAAAAGCTTTTGAACATTTTTATCTAAATATAAATCATATGAAATTAGCTTAGCATTTGTATTTAAAAATGCCCTAGTACTTACACCATATCGTACCCCCATTTCCACTATTGTTTCACATTTTTTAGCTAAATCGTAAAGTATATACAAATTTTCGTTTATATCAGAAGGTGTATCTTTTGCTAAAAGGTATTGTTCTTGTAAAATATCTGCACCTTTAACATTATATTGTTTGCTATCTATTGTAGATTGTTTAACTATGTTGTTGGGTATATCCCAGTTTTTTCCATTTTTAAAATGTTCAAAATTAAGTAGATTTTTGGAATCCAGTACCATTCTTTTGTTTATGTCGTCATTTTTATCATTAAATTTTGTCAATGTTTCAGAAATTTTACCCTTTATTTTATTAGAATTGATAACGAGTATTCGTTTTGCTCGTTGTGCTAAATAATCATCACCATACCAAATCTGATAAAGTGTTGGTATAGGTGTATATGATAATCTTTGCATAAACATACAAATACCAAACGCCCAAGCTTGCCCACCTATTGGCTCTGTATCTATATAGTTTAAAACAGAAATTTTTTCTTCAGTGTTTATAAAATCATCAATTTTAAAATTGTTTTGTCTACCTATCAAATTAACACCCATTAAATCTTTCGGTTGTATTTCATAATTTAATACCATTTCAAATATTTCTTTATCGACCTTTATGTCATCATTTAAAATTCCTATTATTTTAGTGGTTGCCAATCCAACACCTTCATTCCATGCTTTATTGACATATACATTTTTACCATAATCAATAATTTTTATTTTTTTATTTTTTAGAATAGATGAATTCGTACGAGCTAATCTATTATTATCTATTATAATAATTGTATTAATTAAATTATTACTGCAGTATGAATCAATTGTATTAGGGAATTCTTCAGGTACCCACATAGTAGGTATAATAATATCAATCATAAAGAGTTTGCCTTTTTAAAGTCTCCCTTATACATTTTATTACCTATATGATCGACAGTATGATGTGGATTTAACCAAATGTCGTAACCCAATTCTTTCAATTTCAAACATAATGTAATATCTTCACCTACAAAAGAACCTTTACTATAGGTATATTCAAAAATGTTTTTAAGTTTTTTACCACGAAATAATAATTCTACGTTTGATTCCCACAAGTCTAATAATGCTTTGCGTGATATTTTTAAAAATCCCGAACCACAACGATCTATCTTAATAAAACCGTCTTCTTCATCTATAAATTTCCCATTAAGCCAAACATTGAACTCAATTTTTTTATCACCTTTATTGACAACAGGTAAAGCAATCACATCTTTTTTTGAAAGAATAATATCTATTAAATATTGAGGATCCCAGGATTCATCATCATCTATGAATACAATAGTATCGTAATTATCTTTAACCGCTAAAGCTATTAACTCATTACGAGCCATAGGTAAAATACTCTCATTAGCCAAGAATACGCATTTTATCTCTATATTATTTTTTAACCCTAATAATATTGATTCACATAAACTATGAACAAAATAAGCATCTACCTTTTGATTCAAGCTGGGTGTAGCTATCAAAACTTTTATCATAAATTTTTTCCATAATCAGTTACTGTAAGTAAATACTATAAGGAGGTAATGTGATCAAACTAATTCTAATAAATGTTGAATTGGTAGTTAATATATGTATATAACTAAGTGATCACTGGTTTAATGCTGCTTCACCTTGATTAATTGCATTGTATAAATCGGATATGTCCTCACCCGATCCCGAAACGTCTGGGTTTGCAACGACTAATTTAAGGTGTCCAACATTTCTATCAATGTTTCCGCGAATCATGTCTGTAAGTGTTTGTCCTGCAGCCAGTTTTGCTAAGGAATCTTGAATCACCCAAACACTGTCTCTAGCTGCTCTAATTGTTTGCAAAATTTCTAACGTAGTTGACATAAAATTCCTTTAAATTTTTACATACATAACATATTTATATATGATAAATGATTATCTATTTTCTAACGCAATAATTTTTGTTCTTAATTCATCAACTTCATTTACTAATTGTTTAATCGTATTAACTATAATAGGTATTAAATGATCAATAGTTACATGCAATTTACTATTATCTTGATCACTTACAATTACAGGATCATTTCCTTCAATTTCTAAAATTTCTTGTGCACTAAAACCATAACGTTTCTTGATATCTGTAATTACATTAGTATCGCGATTTTTGAAGGAAAATTCAATAGGGTTAATTCTTCTTAAAAAATCTTTACCATGCGGAACAGGACCAAATACACATTTATCACGGATATCTGAAACTGTTGTCCAACCAATTTGAATTTGAGCACAGGAATGACTACTATTGCCCATGATGATACGATTTGATTCTGTGGTAATATTTGCCAAACCTGTTGCACCAACACCAGAGTAACAACCGAAGAAAAGATTGTTACTGCCAGTGGTATTGCAGCAACCAGCATTTAAACCAAAGAAATTATTATTGGTCCCAGTGGTATTGTTGCGACCAGCATTGTTACCAAAGAAATTATTATGAGTGCCAGTGGTATTGCTGCGACCAGCATATCGACCAATAAAATTATTATGAGTGCCAGTGGTATTGTTGCGACCAGCATACATACCAAAGAAATTATTATTACTGCCAGTGGTATTGTTTCCACCAGCTGCACGACCAATAAAATTATTATAACAACCAGTGGTATTATTTAGACCAACATTTTGACCAAAGAAATTGTTGTATCCGCCACTAGTTGTACTTTTTCCTGCATATCGACCGATAAAAATGTTATGTGATGCTGTATTATTACAACCAGCACATAAACCAATGAAAGTATTATAACTACCATTGGTATTGTTGAGACCAGCACCTACACCAAAGAAATTATTATGTACGCCAGTGGTATTGCAGCGACCAGCAGAATTACCAAAGAAATTATTATGACTGCCAGTAGTATTGGAGCGACCAGCAAATGTACCAAAGAAATTATTATTACACCCAGTGGTATTGCAGCAACCAGCATAGAAACCTATGAAAGTATTACAACAGCCGTCGGTATTGTAGCGACCAGCAGAATTACCAAAGAAATTATTATAACTACCAGTGGTATTACTACGACCAGCATTTCCACCAAAGAAATTATTATTACTGCCACTGATATTGCTGAAACCAGCAGAATTACCAAAGAAAAGATTGTTATTGCCAGTGGTATTAGCGCAACCAGCAAATGCACCAATGAAAGTATTATTACAGCCATTGGTATTGCAGAAACCAGCATAGCGACCAAAGAAATTATTAGAACCGCCGTCGGTATTGCTGCGACCAGCACTACAACCAATGAAATTATTATGAGTGCCAGTGGTATTGCAGCAACCAGCACTACGACCAAAGAAATTATTATTACTGCCAGTAGTATTGTAGCGACCAGCATCACGACCAAGGAAATTATTACAACTACCAGTGGTATTGCAGCAACCAGCATTTGAACCGATGAAATTATTATAACAGCCAGTGGTATTAAAGCGACCAGAATATTGACCAATGAAAGTATTATAACTACCAGTGGTATTGTTTAAACCAGCAAACATACCAAAGAAATTATTATGATTCCCAGTGGTATTGCCGCGACCAACATATCGACCAAAGAAATTATTATGACTGCCTGTGGTATTGCAATTGCCAGCACATGAACCAGCAAAAAAGTTATTAGTGCCGTAAAAACCTGTTCCACCTATGCAACTTACAATATTATTTGTTCCGCATACATTAAAGGTAGCACTAGCTGCCCCTGATGCACCTTGTACACCTTGAGCGCCTTGGACACCTACACCTGTTGCGCCTTGGACGCCCTGTGCCCCTTGAGCACCAACTGCACCCTGTGCACCAACTGCACCCTGTGCACCTTGATTACCCTGTGGTCCTGTTGCGCCTTGGACACCTTGATTACCCTGTGGTCCTATTGCGCCTTGGAAACCTTGATTACCCTGTGCACCAACTGCGCCTTGGTCACCTTGGTTTCCTTGAGGACCTGTTGCACCTTGGACACCTTGATTGCCCTGTGCACCAACTGCGCCCTGGACACCTTGATTACCCTGTGGTCCTGCAGCTAAAGGAATAGAATTAGCAGAAGTAATTCTACCTGTACTATCTATCACCAATCCTACATGATGGGTATTATTACCATAATTTTCTGGAAAAACTCCTGTAGCTGATAATGTAATATTGCCTGTCGTGTTACTATAAACTATACCATTACCTGTCTTTATTGCTGATAATGTATTAGCATATGCTCTGGTATTAGTATAATATAAGTTTGTACCTTCAATAATATTACTTGTGGTAATATTTTGAATAGAGTTTGCATATAATACATTAGCTATTATAGCATTGGGTATAATAACATTACCAGAATCGTTGAATGTAAAAGAATATGATCCAGCTTCTATAATAGTATTAGTGAAATTGCCAATAATATTACTAACAGATATGTTTCCAGTTGTAGTTAAATTTCCTACATATAGGTTTGCTGCTGATATATTACCGGTATAGAAAGGTAATATAGATATAACATTGGCATACGTTCTTGCATTACTATAGTAAAGATTAGTGCCTTCTGTTACATTACTTGTTGTTAAATCTACTACATTAGCTTTAAGTGCCAGATTACCTTTAACTGCTTCATATACTCTTAAATCAGTATAATAGAGATTGGTATCTTCAATTACATTACTAGTTTTAAGATCAGTTACATTAGCTTTAAGGGCTAAATTACCCGTAACTGCTGCATAAACACGAGCATTGGTATAGTATAGATTAGTACCTTCTGATACATTTGAAGTAGTTAAATCTACTACATTCGCTTTGGTTGCTAAATTACCCGTAACTGCTGCATAAACACGAGCATTGGTATAGTATAGATTAGTACCTTCTGATACATTTGAAGTAGTTAATAATCCAGATGAAGAAATAGATAATGCCAACTGATTATTACTTACGTTTCCTGTAGCGCCCCCTACAGATGAAACTCCCCCGGTGATAGTTATAATACCAGTAGAATTATCATAGTTTCCGCTTCCAACAACTGAAATAGCTAATCTTGACCTATCATTACTAAAATAAAGATTTGTACCTTCCGCTATATCTGTTGTGCTAGTAGGTAAAACATAATAAGTGGAACCATCATTGGTGAAAGACCATCTATCAGTGGATTCGTTCCATTTTATATCTACGTTACCGCTTGTCCCCCTATTTAACAGAATCCCTGCATCTTGCGTAGGTACACCAGAATGATTAGAATTTAATACTATCTGATTGTCTGCTAGATACAATTCCTCAGCATTAATTATTGTAGTATTTCCTGATATAGTTAAATTACCAGTAACAACTACATTACCAAGTGTGACATTGTTGGAAAGTAATGTGATTACGTTAGAATATGTTCTAGCATTAGTAAAATATAAATTAGTACCTTCTGCTACATTACTTGATGTTAGGTCTACTATATTTGCTTTAAGTGCCAGATTACCTGTAACTGCTTCATAAACACGAGCATTGGT